AATCAATTTGACTTTTTCACGAAAAGGGATGGCGATCCCGTTGACTGGAGGATTGTTGTGATAGAAATAACATCTCAAATTCAAACTGCCACAAATACCATTTAAGATAACAGTGAGAGAGTTACCTGAGATGTGGCTCCCTTCAGTTAGTCCGATCAAGTCACCATTGAATGCAATGACAGCAAAAACGATGTCCCCGGCCAATGCTTCCATCACAGTGATGTCTTACTCAGAATAATCGCAGACTCTTGCAAAATCAATTAAGATCCTAAAGGATGCAAGCAATAGCTGGGAGGGCAATTTTTGATCATACTTTCCATAATCACCACCGATAAGGCGGTTTTCTCCAAACGTGAAAATGTGTTGATGAAGTTCTTCCCATTCCGGTCCATGACTGTTCACACCAACAGCGCACTCAGACAATTTGGGATAGAATTGCAATATGCGCAACAATGGGAGATAATATTTTCTAATTAAAAATGTCAATCCTACAGGGTTACTGAAAAATATACGACATTTTTCCTTTGAAACAATCTCATCCTTTTTGCACGCTTTAGCAACAGGGTATGCCCGTCTACCATGGCGATAACACTCCAAAAGTCGATCTATTTCGGTTTGAATAACTTCTTCTGGTTCGACTATCTTCGTGTAATCACCAAAAGGTTCCACCTCAACCAAATACTTTTGTTTCTTCCCAGACAATGGAAATCCAACAGATGTATTTGATTTTATTCTATCCAAAAACTTCTGCCCGGGTATACCATTCCAATTTTCCAAATCTTGCATAGGTCGTGTGTCATTCCACATATCACTCGCAAATATCGGCAATAATTCTGATTTGTAATCTAATACTGCCGTTTGCAATAGCGAGGGTTTAAACACGCTTCCTGGATTGGACATGTTCGCTAAACAAGTCTGCCAAGGTCTCCATTGTGGAGATTCAATTGGCTTGCAATAAATGTTTGGTTGACCCATGACATCCATCACATGTTCAGTGATCAAGGTAGGTTTGGCTTTGGATTTGAAAGTTGTG